AGTACAATCCAAATACAAAATGAATATTTATGATGATTTGGAGTATTTGAACAATTCGCCATTTTTCAATTCAAATAATGGTAAACTATTTCATATTTCCGACTATGAAGAACATTCCTATTTGAACAATACATCTCGTGATAACAAACTCAAACTCACACTCAATGATACCAAACACAATTTAACCAACATATCCATTATTGATTTAGAAGAGATTCCACAGGATACTTTTGTGGAGATTACAGAGTCTGCATTGGCTGCACAAAATGCCCCACCCGAAGAGGTCTATGAGAAAAGTCAATCCTTGAAATCGAATTCGTCATGCGACAGTTCAAATAATAGTGAATTGAATTATAGCACAGAAGATGAATCTAGTGTGAGCGACAACGAAGGTTATTCCTCCGACTTCAGTACAATTGACGACGAAGACCCAGACCAAGACGAAGACGACACAGAAGACGAAGACCCAGACCAAGACGAAGACCCAGAAAATGAGCCTCAACTATTTGCTTATATAAACAATTTTCCAGTGCAAATGATATGTTTGGAAAAATGCGAAGGAACATTGGATGAACTCTTTGTCAAAAATAAATTGACTGTAGACACTGCTGCGTCTGCGCTGTTTCAAATTGTAATGACACTGTTAATGTATCAAAATGCATTTCAATTTACCCACAATGATCTTCATACCAATAATATTATGTATGTATCCACAGAAGAAGAATATTTGTATTACAATTATAAAGGAACTCATTATAAGGTTCCCACCTACGGGAAAATATTCAAATTGATTGATTTCGGAAGAAGTATTTATAAAATAAATGGAACCATTTATTGCAGTGATAGTTTTGCCCCTGGAGGGGATGCCCATACCCAATATAATTTCGAACCTTTTTTCAATGAGAAAAAACCGAGATTGGAACCCAATTACAGTTTTGATTTGTGTCGCTTAGGATGTTCAATTTATGATTTTATTATGGAATTGGATACCAATAATGTGTTACTTACAGAAGAAGATGACATGGATGAATTGCAGAAAACCATACACAGATGGTGTTTGGATGACAATGGCAAAAATGTTCTCTATAAGAAAAACGGAGAAGAACGTTATCCCGAATTTAAATTGTATAAAATGATTGCGCGAACCGTACATCAACATACCCCCGAAGCCCAATTGGAATTTCCCTTTTTTAAGCAATTTGAAGTGCATCCAAATGAGCCCCCCTTCCTTCCGCATGCGCCTTCGTCTGCACCTGCATCCGAAAAAACAATAAAAGTGAAACAACAATGACTACTGATGGCGTCTAGTACGTTTTTTATATTACCTATTTTATATTATATTACAAGTTTCAATCATCACCATCACCATGACTCATTATCAATATGTAAAATATTGCTAGCATTATTGTTGGCAACAAATACAGTGTTGTCGATGTTGTTTTGGAACAATCCAATAAACAAATGTGTAATACACTGGTATGATGGCACATTTGGCAGAATTTCCATTGTGGCGTTTGCAGTTTATATTTTTTTAGTAAAGAAAATCCAAGTCCTGCAGAAAATAGTGTTTTTATTAATATTTGGATTGTCCATGTGCTATTTTTATTATTCCACAAAATATTCTACAGAATATTGGTTATGTGAAGAACATGTGGAATATCATTTTATTTTCCATGCAGTTATTGCACTGGGAACATTGTGGGCATTTATTTGTTATTGACCCTTTCCCTAAACAAATAATTCATATATGAACTATTATATTATGAAAAGTTTAATTTCCTTCAACAAAAAAACTTCTAACTGTAAAAAATGCGACTGCAGATACAATAGATTCAATAAATATCTCTCCTATATTTGATTTCTGTTGAATAATATAAGTTTCTTTTTGATTTTGAACAGGTTGAGGTTGGTTTGGAATTGCCTGTGCTAAACCTCCTTTTACCATTTTCTTGTAATTTTGTGCTATTTCTAATAATTTGTTTTTTGTAACAAACTTTTGGTCTACGAGTTTGCCATCTACGTATTTTTTTATAATATCTCCTTCAATGGTATTGTCGCGACTAATTACATCCGGCTTTTCAATGGAATATGTAATACCTTTTTGTGGTATAGGTCGATCTTTAATATTTTTGAACTTTTTTACTTTTATATTGGATTGAAATAACACCTTGTTATTATTTGTAATTCGATGACGACGACGGTTAGTAATGCGGCGTTTTCCTCCCTGCTTCAATGTAGACGCATTTGTAGACGAATTTGTAGACGCATTCATAGTATTCTATATAATACTATGAATAAATTATTTTTTTAGAATCCGGGAACATCAGTAAATACTTGGGTATTTGCAGGATTAATCACTTTACTGTCTGTAACTACATTGAAAAAATCTGTAATGTATGTATCATATGAAAAGAATACATAACAACAGAGCAATGTAGAAATAAAAACAATAATGGCATCGCGTATAAACAATTTCATGGGTTTCATTTCTTTGTCAATGTATTTCATTTCGATGAATTTTAAAAGAGAAAATAGAAAAGTAACCAAAGCGGCCAATATAAATTCTTTTTCCATTATACAAAATGCTTAAATCTTTTATTTAATAATAATACGCACTTTTTGACTCTTTCCCGCAATTCGGGGTCAATGCAATTCTTCAAATTCAAATAGCGGTGGTTCTTCGATGGACACTGCACTACCTGCGCTGTTCAAATCTAATACATCAAAATCGGTTATTGTAACAGGGTCATCGAATATTTTTATTTTGTCGTCGTTATATGATTCATTGTCCGAATCACTTTCTAAACTTTGTTGAAGTGACCGTTCCATGCTAAGGCGTTCTAAATGGTCTATGGATTTGGGGGCTTCCACGGATTTTACAGAATCATCTTTTTCCAATACAGAATCAATGTCATTGAACGTCAATCGGGATACTACAGGTTCGTTGTCAATGTTTTTAATGGAAGGAACGACTTCGGGAACATCATCTTCTTTGTTTTTCGGCAACTCGGAATCCTTTGCGCCAGTTCCTTCTTCTGATTTTGAGGCGGGTTCCCCCTCAGAACCCTCTAAAACAGGATTTTCCACATTCTCAATAATGACTTCTTCTTCTTGTTCAACCGATTCATCTAAATAGGCGCGTATGATGGATTCTGTGGGTATACTGTCGCGTATTGTAATAAGAATGCATTCTTGGACAATGAGTTCAAGTTCTCGATTGTTTTTCTGAATTTGTAAGGGGTTGACGTTTTTTTCAAACAAATAAACATTCATGTAGGTTTTACGAGCCACATTAATATAGACTTTGTGAATAAAATGTTCCAATTTCGGAATGGAAATATCAATTTGTTTTTGACGGTTTCCCACACGAACACTTGTGAGAACTTTCATTTGAATAATATGAACACATGTAATGAGGTCCTCCAAATAATTGCACCCGCTTTTTTCAATAATACGTTTGATTTCTTCTTCGACAATTACAGAATTCCATTTGGGTACGCGGCAAAGCAGATTTTGGAATGTCATTAAATATTTGGACACTTCATTGTTGGTCACACACATGCTCCATGCTTCCTCAAATATGGAACGTATGCCTTGTATGACGAGCGGTGTTAAAATGCCTGTTAAACGGGCGCACCACTCATTTCTACTTTCTTGTAAATTGGATAAAACAAAATCGTCCATTATATGAATTTATTGGTTATTATTTTTTATGTATTTTAACACATTATATATATATTATTTGAGAACATATATCATATCCAGCAAATAAAACATCAATAGTTTCTCACAGCGGTATTCGGATTTAATATTATAAAAACTAACACTGTAGAATATAACGTCTTTTTCGCACCACCACCCCGAAGACTCGATAAATTGTAATATATCCAAACCAGATAGACCATATTCGTAAAATTCGGTGGATAAGTCTAACAAAATGGCATGAATGTTCTCCACTTCTTGAGAACATTGAATGGAAAAAGGTTGTAATTTTTCTTTTATAAATTCCATTTTCGTGCATGTTATTTCACTTAAATCAATAGAATGATTCAAATGATGTTGATGTAGATTTAATACTTTGTAGGGCGACACCGACGCCGACACCGACACATCAGACCCATCATCCACCAAACTACTGGTTACATTATATTCGGGAACATAGATTTCGCAAAATCGGGACAATATGGGATTCAGCAATTTGTTTTTGTTCTCGGCAATAATAAAAAATCGAGTATTATAACTGAATAATTCAATGCATCTTCGCAGTGCAGATTGTGCATCAATAGTCAAATAATCAGCATTCATTAATACAATGGTTTTAAATAAAACACCACTATTGGATTGTATATTGGTTTTTGCAAAAAATTTGAGTTCTTCTCTTATAAATTTAATTCCTTTTCCATGAGAACAATTGACAAAGAGAACATTCGTTTTGATTTTCGATTTGTCATACCCATATATTTTGTTTATAAAATTGTATACAATGGTTTTCTTACCCGTCCCCGAAGACCCGTTGAATATAATATTGGGTATTTTGTTATTTTTTAGAAAATAGTTTAATTTATTTTCTATTTCCATGTTGTTTTGTAATTGAGGAGGAGAACATTGGAATGATTTGTTTTGTTTAGAGGAATAATCAGAAAAGAATTGTTTTGTATTCATGTAAATGTACTTATATGTCCGAAATATGTTTATATTTATATTTATGTAACATGAATTATGAAATGGTTCATATGAAAAAATATATTGAATATGTATATTAAGTCAAAAATGGAAGAGGATGTTGTTGGATCTAAACGCAAAAGAAGTGTAAGGACTGATACAAGTACTAGAAATAGTTCTCATAAAATGAGTAAGAAACACAGATCTCCTAATAGTAGCATGCGACCTAATCGTAGCAATTTGAAAAATGAAGGTCGGATTCGCACATGGAAAAGAAACGAAGATGGAACTGTTATTCGTTTTTCACCAACTGCCAGTATAGAGGGGTCTGATGATATCTCCATGGATATATTAGATTATTTTGCAGACATTCGAAAAAAAAATAAAACCCATAAAAGTAAGAAACTGTATAACGATATATTGAGCTCCAAATATATTGATTGGAAAATCGAAAACAATGAATTGAAATCCAAAGATACTGAATCTAAAATCAAAAACAATGAATTGAAAGACGCAGTTATTGAACAGAAAATTAAAGACAATGAATTGGAATCCACTAATATTTTATGGGAAACAGATAAAGGTACAGTGGGTGAAATATTTTGGCCTTCGCGAAGACCATACTATTTTCAGAGTGATGAAGACTATTATAACGCAAAGAAAGAAATACGAAACGAATCTAATATTTTTGGAAAATGGAATATTAATAATATTGATGACGAAGGAAATGTTACACTATGTCATAAAATAAAAAATATATGTGTAGTTGGAGTTCTTGTTACTGTAGCATTTATTGCAGGTAGAATTTTTGCAGGTAAAAAGAAATCTAAAAAAACACGTCGACGTTCTAGAAAATAATAATATACTATTTATTCATAGTTTCGCATATATTATAGATATAATATGTGTATAATACAAAATGCATTCAGAAGACCCTCCTGAAAACAATACAAAAACAATAGTATTAGTGGAACCCACCAAGAAGCAGAGAACATCCAAGAGGGGTAACCCCCATCCCCCTCCTAAACACGAAAAATCCAAACGTGTAGTTACTACATCCAAACTGTGGAATTTTAGTGACTATGAATTGTGTCATGAATATCAAAAAGAAGTACTTGCCAAAATGAATGTTGAGAACCCGCCCATCTCTTCTGCCTCAACACCCCCACACCCCGACCCTCATAGTCATATTATAAAATTCATATATGGAGAAATACAAAAGAAAATCTATGGATATAAATGTCAAGATTTAAAAAAGGAATTGTTCTCATCTTCTGAATTTGTAAACATGGAG